TTGCACAGTACTCAGATAGCCAGCCGTGGCTGTTTTATCAGCAGCCACTTGAGCCGCATCAGTAGCTACCTGAGCCGCATCGCTGGCAACCTGAGCTGCATCAGCAGTCACATTGGCTTCTGCATTACCGATCGATGAGGCACTAGTCGCGGCAGCGGTGGCGCTGTTAGCGGCTGCAGTGGCTGAGGCGGCCGCTGTTGACACACTGCTGCCAATAGATGCAACGGCAGTGCTTGCAGTTACAGCGTCTGCGGCGGCAGAGGTGGCACTACTAGCTGCGGATGTTTTATCTATGGCAACCTGAGCTGCATCAGCGCTGACTTGAGCAACTTGAGCACTTACAGTCGATGCGGTCGTGTTGATTGTTGCGGCATCAGTCGCAGCCGAAGCAGCACTGTTTGCCGCGTTTGTCTCAGCCTGAGCGGCATTACCAGCCGAAGTGCTTGCAGCATTCTTGCTTACCAAGGCTGCTGCAGCGCTATTAGCCGCATTTGTTGCATGGCCAGATGCTGCTGCGACTGAGCCACCCATTGATGCTGCACTGGTGGCGGCTGTGGCGGCGCTCGCGGCGGCATTGGTTTCGCTGGTATCCGCTGCGTTTTCCGAAGCCAAGGCTGCGGCAGCGCTCGCGGCGGCGGCGTTAACGGACGCCTGTATAGTGTTCTGGACCGTTGCGGTTGTACCGGTTAGTCCAAAGAAACTGGTATTCGCCATGATTTAGATGCCCCTGTCTTAATAATCAGCGTTAGAGTAGGTAGGCTGTACGGCTTGGATACCACCGTTCAATTCCTGATCATCAGCCATGCCTTGGAGCTCTCCCATGAACTGCAGATATTTAGCTTCGAATTGTGGAGCGCGCTCATCCATATAGTGGTCAGCGGCATAAGTAAGCGCTGAGTAAATCACAAGGTCGGATGCTGTTTCAGTCAGCGCGTTTGTGTCAGTATTCAGCACGAGTGCCGGAAACTCGGCGTAATAGTAGAGCGTCAGCGTCCCGCTTGTCGGTGTCGGAAAGAGCATTAGTTGAGGACCAATGCGCGCATAGTATTTTGGTACACCTATATAAGAGGACTGCTGAAGCTCTCTGTAGCGCTTCATAGGAACGCGCTGCAGTTCGTATTGATCTTGATATAGACTAATGGTCTCGATGAAATCAGCGGGTAATGTCAGTGATGATGTGGTAGTCGTAATGTTGACCACAAATGTCTTTTCTTGCATGGGCGTTCTAAGTGAACGCTGGATGCGCGTGATGCCATCACTTAGAAACTGCTGTGTCAGCGCCTGTGTGATATCCGTGCGGTTAAGCATGGCGTTGAAATGAGTTTTAAGGTCGCCGTAGTTCATGTTTCCATTGCCCTTATTCAGACGGTTTTGTTGGTCGTTAAGAACCCATCGAGATGCTCGGCCTTCAGTCTTTTGATGATGTCGTGAGCCGTGATGTTACGGTCACTCAGGATGTCAAAGCCTTCACGCATCCACTTGTCCACAATGACTGTGGGGATTGATGCAACGCGCATAAACTCGCCCTCTGGCACTGAGCCGCTGGCGTCACGCTGCTGCTTCAAGCCATCGAGGTACTCTTGAGTGATGTTTTGTGATGATTGCATAAAAAGGCCATCAGCATTTGCACCGATGTTTGTGAGTACGCGCTCAAGCTTGATGTCGTCTTTAGTGGTAGTCATATTTGCTCCTTAAAAGATTAAGGGTGAATGCCCGAGGTAAGGAGAGCAAAACCCCCGAGCACCCACCCATTTGTTAGGTCTTAGATAGACCTGTTGTGGCTTATGTTAGAGCTGACAACATACCGTCTGCATCAAAGTTCATGTGCTTCAGTGAGTATTCACCAGTAACAGCATGAGTATCGCCGTCAGATACCTTACCCAAGAGGGTACGGCTGAACGGACGCAGAACAACCGAGCGCCACATGGACGGATCGATCAGGAATGCGTGAGTGGTCAACTGGTGCCGGTTTAGAATGATTCTGTACTCGCCGAAGGGGCTTATGTACAAATCCACGGCATTCACGACCGACTTTGTGCCATCGTTGAAAGTGCGGTTACGACCAGCGCTCGATGCGAAGCCCGCCGTGATCAAAGAATCGGCTGGTTTGATCATGAACAAGCTTGGGTCTGAGCCGTTGTTGTAGCAATCTTCGCCCAGCTCCAGAAGCTTAGCTTCAGTCAGAGCACCTGTCACAGCAACATCAGTTGTGATCATCTGGGTAGCTGACGCCATTTCGCGAGCTACTGCTGATGAACCAGCTACCGATGCATTATCGACACCGACATATGCAAATTCTAGGTCTTTCTTAATTTCCTTGAGGACCTTAGAAAGTTGATGCGCGGTTTCGGCGGCACGCCCGTGAGTTTTTACTGCATCCGCCGTAGCGCTGACCTCAAATGTAGTGTTCAGAATTTGTGTTACATTTGAACGCAGTACGGTTGGTGTTTGAGTTCCTGCTGCAAAAGCTGCACCCTCGACCTTAGCGTTAGCCTGACCGGCGCGAAGGGTATCTTCTTGCCATTCAAACAGGCGGTTATGCACTTTCTCCGATTTGACCAGAGATGAGAATGGTGTGTCTGAGGGCGAAATTGTTGTGATAATTGAGGATACATCTTCCGCGATCCCAATTTGATCATATGAACTGTAAACGGCCATCTGTTTATACTCCTAGTAATAATGATGGATTAGGTTTCCCAGCGAGACATGATCAATTCAGCCAAATCATCACTATCATTTGATACCCGAACACGCTCAGCAAGCTTGGACACTTTGTCAGCTTTACGGCTTTGCTCATTCGGTGGTGATTTCTTTGATTTGAGAACACGGCCCTTCGGTGTCTTCTTCTTCACGGTCGCCACTTTTCTACCCTCATCGTAAAGACGCGCTTTATTCAAAATGAGGATGACATTTGGATCCGTGAAAGTATCCACGGCTTCTTGTGGTAGACCGTTAGAAACGGCGTATGCTCGGATATCGTTGTACAGAGAGTTAGACCAATTTGGTAACTCTTGCTGCAGCTTCTTGACGCACTCTTGTGCGCCTTGCTGCATTGTACGGTTTTGCTGAGCTTTAAGATCCCGATAGAAACCCTCAGATTCCTCGGTGAGGAAATCGAGGTTTTGCTTAGCGGCAGCAGCTTCGCGGCGTAGAGCCGTAAAGTCTTCCTCGGACAATTGCCGAGATGCCACCAGCATGTCTACCTCGCTGTATGGTTTCCATTGTTCTTGAGCTCGCTCGAGCATGCGCTGCAAGACAGCCGAGGACTTTTCTGTGACCTCTGTGGCTTCTTTGCGTTGTCTCGCTACTTCTTGAGACTTTTGTGTCAAAGACGCTTCTTGTCCCCAGAGCCGCTTTAGATCTTTGACTGATGCCTGCTGAGTTTCGCCATTTATAACGATGTCAATGAGGGTGTCATCAGACAGATCGACTGTCTCTTCGTCCTCTTCATCATCTTCGGCTTCTTCCTCATCGTCAGGGTCAGCTTCAGTATCCTCTTCGTCTTCGTCAGACTGAGTGTCTTCATCATTCAGATCATCGTCACCTGTAGTCTCTTCGGTGTCGGTGTCTGTCGCCTCTTCTGGGTCATCTGATGCAACCTGTTTATCACTAGGTTGGTCTTCCCACCGCTGGAGTATGGCTTCTACTGGATCTACATTCCCGAGTGCATCGAGTGGTAGTTCCTGTTGTTGAGGGGTGTTTTGTTGGTCGCTCATAGTAGACCTATTCCTCTTCGCTGTTTTCGCGTTTTGCTAAGATCTGGTCACGCACCTGTACGCGCTGCTGTAGCGTAGCTACGATGTCCGTGACGGCTCTGTAGGCATTATAGATAGTCTCGCGCCCCTCTTTGTTGTCCGGTTTAGAGACAACGAAGGCTTGAAAGGCGCTCTCGACTAGGTTGTTCATCACGCCATTGAAAGTGACATCGAGAAGCAGTTTCTCGGCGTCATTTCCCATAGCGATTTGGTCTTCTTCGCTGGAATTGCTGAAGGATGACATATTCTCTCCTTGGGTTTAGTGGTATTAGCCTGTCGGCGATACGATCCCGCGCTTGTCCTCAGTCGTGCGTAGGATCTCAAGCTCGGCTGTATCGATCTTCTGCTTATGGGCAAGCTGGGCTTCTTTCAGGTCCATACTGTCGGACTGAAGGGCGTGGGCTGCCTGAGCTTTAGCTTGCTCAAGCTGCAATTTGAGCTGGGAGATCTCGGTATCCATTTGGGCCTTCATCTCAGCTACAGCCGTTTGACGCTCGGAGATCTCGAGCTGCTTCATAGCCATCTGCTTCTGCATTTCTTGCATTGGGTCAGGCTGTGGCGGCGGCATTTGATCCGGCGGCGTCAGGAAATCATCGACATTAAGAATGCCGTTCTTTTCCATGATGATCTTGAACATCTGGTACCGCTTGTCTGGGCCATACATAGGTCCAAGAACAGGGTCCTGTGCCATCATACCGTGCAAAGCAAGATACTTTTGGGCATCGCGCTCTTGCTCACCATAGCCAAGCTTGAGCTCGACCATGACATCGCGCTTGTCGTCCCAAACTGATGGATTTACGCGCACATAGTTACCGGCGAGCTGTACAATCTTTTCTTCAGTCTCATTCTGGGTGATGAGCTTATAGACTTTGTGCCATAAAGGCCGGACAAACTGGTTAGCGAAATTGCGAGCGATAATCTTCTGGCGCTGCTGAGACATGGTGGCGAGCTGTTCGACCATAGCAGCACTGTTTTGCTTGCTGATAGCGTCCTTCTCGATGCCACGGCTCAAACGGCTAACACCCGTTGTGTCTTCATTCTGTTCGCTAAGTAAGTTCAGCGTCTGGAAGACAAACGGGTTCAAGTTAGCTTGCGGCAGCGGTGATATGCCATCAGGGCGGGTCACATTCACGATCCCACCTAAGCGGTTATCGACCATTTCACGGGGCGATGTGAGTGATCCTTTGACTACCATGTAGCGCGGATTGTTTGTGATCACCGTGTGATCGAGGATCGAGCGGGTCAGTACGGTGCGCGCATTCTGGGTCGCTATAACCTTTTGTGCAAAGTTAGAGCCAAAGAATGCATGGGGGATAGGCAGCGGCACAAAGGCCACGAATGGCAAATCATCGATCTCATAGATATCTAGGATCGCATTGCCAGCCTTACATACCTTATGCAGCCGCGCCTTACCTGATGCGTCAGGATCTAACTGGATGTAGCACTCATAGACCATAACGGTACGCACTTGATCCTGATAGCCTTTTGCGTTGAAGCCTCGATCGCTGCCGATCTCTTCGTGCCGCGCTAGGACCTCTGGGTCGGTCTCCGTGTCTACATCGTTATGGTCATCACCGATCTTGTCGATCAGCTTCTCGCTGTAGCCCATCTCGCGTAGTTCAGTGATCGTCTTGCGCTCTCTGTGTGCTAGGAACGACACGGTATCCAATGAGCGAGCTTGTGGCTCGATGACAAAGTTCTCCGGTGGGATTGCCTCAATACGAACTTGGCTCTTATCAACTGGCTTACTGATAGTACCGGAGATCAACCCGACAGCATTAGTTTCGCTGTCCTCGAGCTCGACCTCTTCGTCTGCAGCGAGCAGCATATCCAGCTCGTCCTCAGTGAGATCCTTGAACTCCTCGAGCTCATATTCCGTTGCGTCTTCCCAGTATACCTTGGCGATCCCTGCCCGAGCCATGAGGCCATCGTGAATCACGCTGGATGCTACTGAGTAAAAGTCATTTTGACGGAAACACACATAATTGGTGTATTCGGTAGCGATGTCAGCCATTACGACATCATCAGGACCCTGCGGTGCAAAGGTTACGATGCGTTGGCCTGCTGCCATACTTTCCAACAAAGCAGCCTGCATTGACAGGACGCTGTCATACACATCCATACTGACGAACTTACTGTTGCCATCATGCTGGGGCTTAGGAAGCTCTGCTTGGTAATATTTAAGGCACAGCTCGCGCTCGCGTGAGAGCTGGCTGTCATAATAACCCACTGAGCGAGCGATGTTGTCTTCAACAATCTTGATGACCTCATCATCGCTGAGGGGTTTGTACTCTTTCTTTTGTGCCATTTAATTATACCATTTCAACATATAGTTCTGGTGGAACATCAACAGGCTCCCATGACCCTTCATGGACATAGTTAGCCAAGGCTAAAGCCATTACACAGTCATCAAAACAAGACGGTTCAGCTTCCATGCTGCCGCTTTCAGTGACAATGTAGGTGAGCATTTCCCTTATCGTTGTTTTATCGTTCAACTCTATTTCACCCTCGCGCATAGCAGCGCGGAGTTGATCGATAATCAGGGGTTTAGTCTTGGCTGTAGTACTGAAGCCGAGCTTAACAGTTTCACGATCTGTGACCTTGTCATGCTGGATCTCAGTGTAAAAGTTTTGGTATGCGAGATCTTTACCTAGCCGCGTGACCGTAAGTATTCCATGACCATTGTTTTCAACGATAATATGAGCTTCATTATAGTAGTGGCCAAGTGCGTTAAGCACTTCAGCGTAATAGTCAGGGTGGATTTGACCACGCCAAATAGCAACTTGGCGCTTTTTGCTATCAAGGACTTGAGCAACTGAATAGTCACCATTACGAACTCCCATGGCGACATCAGCGCCAATAACATACCGCTCACCTTCATCATGCTTACGGTATACAGTTAATTCACCTCGTGGGTGGGTTACCCATTCGCCATCTTCGAGAGCTAGACGCTGTTCGACATCTGCTGTCTCATCTAGAAGCTCAACAAGTTGATCTGGGTTAAATACTGGCCGACCTGTCGTCAGAAACGCCTCATCTGGGGTTGATGGGTACTCCTGACGGAACAGGTCTAAGCCGTTTTGTGCTACCTTGCGCCGCCGGAACATAAGCTGCTCATCATCGAGATTATATTTCTCGCAGAGCTCTTGTTCATCTGGTGTGCGCTCAAAGTTGTCAGTAACCGGTTCTCTATATGTAGCATCTGTGAACCACGGTATGAACACTGGTACATAACCATTTTCACCAGCAACCGCCCCCTTCCACAGATTAAAAAAGGTACCGGTTACACCATTCGCCGTGCTCTCGACAAAGATAGCCGTTCCAGCAGTATTCGGTACAGCTTGTACCATGCTGTTCCAGATGTCTTCAGCATTTGACTTAGGCCAGAACCCCATCTCGGAGCAGTGCGCGTGGGTAAGAGTTTCACCGCGACCAACCGAGTCTCCACCGGCAGTCGCAACGACATAAGAGCTATCGAGAACATCAAACGTCAATTCCCTTCTTGAGCTGTATTTAGTATGAGGTTTCAAGATCTCAGGACAATGCTCATGATATCGTTTAGTCATATCAAAGAGCGCCCGAGTACTGTCAGCATGGTGAGTGATCACCATTGCTTTACGAGCCTTACGCTGGCTCACAGTGAAGTACAGGTATCCACCAACATATGTTGACAAGCCTTGCTGGCGAGCCTTCAAGATGATGATCCTTACTTTCCCTTCACTCTCAAGTTGTCTGGTGACAGCTTCATCGAGGATCTTCTGTGCTTCATTCAAAACTAAAGGGGCAACCTCGCCCCTCTTCGTTCTGATCTTCAATGCGGATTTAGAGTAGAAACTAAACTCAGTGAGTAGTCTCTTGCGGATCTTTTGTAGCTTCTTGTCCATTGTGCTCTTCTTCCATTAGTAGGCCTTCGAGGAAACTCTCAGCTTGACTGATAGCCATCTCGGATTTTGTAGCCGGCTTCTGTTTAGTAAAGTCTAGGACAAGGCGAGCAGCAGCTAGGCGATCGCGTGTCGCGTCTGGGGATCTCATGATCTCTACTGCAGTGACTAACGCCTCTTCAGCGTATTCATCTGGTTTGACATCGAGCTTCTTCGTCATGACTTGTACAACCTCTTCTGCTTCTTTTCGTAGCTCCTTGCGTAAGGGCTCAATAGTTTGCTTCCGGTGTCCATCCGGTACCCCTAGTGGACGCCCAGCGTTCTTGCGAGGCTTTGAAGACCACTGTTTACGCAGCGCCCTTCCCTCTGGGGTAGACATGAGCTCTGCAAAGTAGTTGTTTTTAGGTGCTCTTTGTGGATGGGTACCATTACCGTAACGACTTGGAGCCTTGGCTCGTTCTTTTCTTGGTTTACTCAATGATTAGCCTCCTGTATTAAGGCCACACGGTTCCATAGCTCAACTGGATAGAGCAACTGCCTTCTAAGCAGTAGGCTGAGGGTTCGAGTCCTTCTGGAACCGCCATTTCTTTATGCTGATAGCGCGCCCCTACCGAGCGACAAGGCGGCCTTTTCGTCTTCATCCTCGCGCTCGCCAACCAACATGTTTGCAATGATGGCAGCTACTACAACGCCGATTGGTGCGCTGTAGAACTTGGCGACTGCAGAACTGTCAGACTGGTTTAACAAGTCTCTGGCGAACTGAGCTGCTGTTGGGGCTATTTGTTTTAGGCGCTGCGGGTTAGTTAAGTATGCAGCTATAAGGTCAGCAATCAGCTCTTCAGGTGCGTTCATATAAGTACGCTCGAACTTTTCGAAGGACTTCGCCTCTTTTGGCATCATAACTGCAGCCGCATATCCACCGGTTTCTGCCAGTTCTGCTTGGCTATTTTGAAACACTTGGTATGATTCTCTGACACTAAATGATGGGTCTTCAAGACCGTAAGGTGATAAAGCGCCTTGTTTAGATTGGAGTTGTTTTAGCTCTTCAATGAGTTGTCTTGCTTGAGCGACTGCTGCGCTGTTTAACGATTTAGTCTCAGTGAGCTTCGGTTTCTTTGAAGCAGCATCAATTAGAAAGGCTAGTTGTCCATCCAAAGTGTACGCATATTGAGGCTTTGCACCTTTTAAGACCTTTTTACCGCTAGCATCATTCCGATCATCCGAGATCCGCACAATCTTATCCCAGTTTTTATTCGGCTTGCCATCTTTATTACGGACATTAAGAGCTGGTCTAGCGCCAAACACATGACCTAGCTCATGAGCTAAGGTAAATATATAGTTTTGTAACGATACTTTACCGCTGACCAAGTATGGTGTCTTTGCGCCATCTTTTAAAACGCCAATTTCACCCCAACTATCAGCAGACAACGAATATCTTGGATCAAACGTTGCTAGTAAATTACCCACGGTGCTACCATCTAGTTTAACACCATGATCAACCAACTGCTGTTTCTGCATGTCGCTGGTGCTTAAATAGATCTTAACGGCTACACCAAGTGCTTCAGCAATCTTTTTGATTGCCTCGGGGTTTTGAACGCCGTTTTCAAAAGGTGTACCTTTTTGCCCGATTGGGATTGGCTTACCTTTTGATAGGTAATCAGCTACGATTTGAGCCTGTTGATCTTGCTCTGAGCTAAGGCCAAGCTCGCGTACCTCTTCGGGGGTTGCTGGTCTCGATCCGAAACTATCAGCTAAACTTTGGAAGAACCCTTTGCTGGACGCCATGCTGGCGTTGCTGTCACTCGGATCGACTTGTCGATCTCCGCTGCTTCCTCCGGTGACATCTGATCCGGTGCCATCGGTGTAATCTTTGCTAGACGTGTGAAACCCGCCATCAAAAGGTCGTCCACCTTCTGATCGGTAGAGTTCTGCGAGGGCTTCTTTGTTGACTTCTGGGTTTTCATACCAAGGCCTACTCTTGTTTTTACTAACTTTGAAACTCTTTGGAACTATAACATTATCCTTGATCTTTTTCAGCACTAATTTGCTTTGCTCAGGGGTAAATTCGTACATATTCCCAAGGCCATCAGGTAATGCGATATAAGGCATACCATCGCTGTAATAATAGACTGCGCCACTCTCAAAGTTGTCGTATTTACCTTCTCTCGTATGGATGTTTTGATAGGGATTTTCAATACCAAGAGATTCATTGATGATACCGTTAATTGTACCGTGATCTACCTCTTGAGCTGAGCTGGCAACCCAGCTTTCCCAATGATAGCGCCCCATCGAGAAATCATCGCCTCGGCCGAGATCTTCGTAGGCCTTTTTAACGACTGGCATCAGATCTCGTTCTAGAGCTTCGTAGTACATCAGCCCCATTGCATCATCACCGAGTGCTTGAATACCTGAGCCTGTAATTTGCTTCTTATCTACTTTGGTTGTGTCATATAAGTTAAAACCTTCGAAGCGTCCGTCATCAAACATGTTACGGAACTGCACACGGTCTAGAACCATGACATCATTACGGCCGGCAACTAACAGCATGAAGGATAGCACTTTGTTATTGATGCCTACCTTATCATTGATCCGGTGAAACTCACGGCGCACATCGCGGCCACTCAGTTCTGGATCAGCGATAAGATCATGCAGATGCTGCATTGGTGTCTTACCGTTAGCCATTGGCTTTGACATCTTTGTTAAAGTGGTCTTACCGAAACCGTTTAGATTGTGTTTCGCTCCAGATCCGGCGCTAGATGTTGGTATCGCCTTTTCTGTCCACTGTAGATATTCCTTTAGATTAAAATTACCATCAGCGGCATCTTGGATGAATTTACCGATGCCTGTCTTATTTCCTCTAGATGTCACTACATCCAGAAAAGCACCTTCTTGAACAAAGGGTGAAACACCTTTGCTCAGGACGCCCCATAACAGTAACTTACCGGTAATGTCTGGGCGAGCCTGACCGCTTTCGTATGCCGATCTAAAATCATCAGCAGCAGCAAACCCATCGGCTGCCATATCCTTTTGGCCTTCAGTTAGTCCACCTATTTGATCAACAATAATCTGTGGGTTCTGAGCCATCTCCAACGCACGGTAAGGGATAAGGGGTACGGATCCATCTTTATTGGCATTGCCCATTGCGTCAGCTAAGAAATCCGCAAAGGCTTCTTTACTCTCTAATGTGTTTGGGTGGTCTGCCAAAAGCTGATCGAGATTAGCTAGCTGCTGATCAATATTACCAATGTTCGAAGATGCTAGGATCTTTCTTTTGTGGTCATAGAAGCTATTTGTAGCTGTTCTCAGGAATGGCAGTAACTGATACTGACCGCCAGTGGTGAGGCTAAAGTCATTTGACAGTGTTTCACCGGCTGGAACTGCTAACATTGCAGATTTGGATGAGCTGGCGACTATGGTTGGCTTAGGTGATACCTTGATTGATTCATATACAGGGTGCTCATGGCCACCAGATGTAATGATTGTACCGATCTGCTTTCCAAACTCAGGCACACCATACCCAGTCGGGCGTAGGAACGGTTGATTGCCAGCTTTGATGTTGCTGTTGTCTCTGGCCAACTGGGTTGGAACATCGAGCTGCAGATCTGTTGTATAGTAATGACGTGTTTTACCGGCTGCTGGATCTCGAGTTACATACGCAACCAAGCTCTCGGCATCAGCTTCCGTGCGTTTGTTACCTTTTGGCTGCTCTAGCCACCGCCACAACGGTAAACGGTTGCCTTTTTCAGTCACATTGAACTTCTTGTAGAGGTTCGACTGGAACCGATAGCCTGTGTTTTTATCCGGCAGCGGAGCTGGCTCAGGGTCTACATTCATACCACCAAAACCACCGTCTTGGATGAAAATGCGGCCGCCAGCGTATGTGTTATCGGTGACACTTTCATTCTGTGGCATGGCGCGATAGTCACCAAGCGGATTGAATGCACCGGTAACCTTTTCAGTCAGTTTCGGTGGTACAGGGAAAACACCTTGCCCACTACCCTGCTCAGGAACCGCCATGTTACTAGCCTGCGGCTGCTGCTGCATGACGCGCTCTACATAAGGCATCAAGTATTTATCTGCTGCTGCCTTATCATTCATAGATGACCGAGCGCTGTCGTACAGAGACTGAGCCCTGCCGGCTGGATCCACGCCAAGGTTAGCTTGGTACTCTTGTAGAACTTGTAGTAATAGAGCTCTATCGCGCAGTGACAGGTTCCCATCACCACGGACTGCATCAGCGAGCTGTTTAGCTGTCTCGCGGTTGTCTTGGATACCACGCACATAGCCCGCGCTGACATCGCGTGGGGCTGCTGCACTAATGCCGGCAGCGCCAACTGGTATTGTGTAGTTCTCAGATAGGCGCGCAGCGAGCTGCGGGTTTTTTAAGGCAGATAGGTTTGGATCACTATCAACAATGCTTTTGGCAGCCCTGATGAGCTCGGTTAGCCCCTCGATGTCTTTAACAGGATCACCCCTGACACTGGCTAACCATTCGTCAGCCGCTTGTGCTAAATCAGGCCGCTGCTGCTTAATTGTTTCCATGAGCTGCATCAATGTGTCACGATCGACACCCTCAGTAGCTATGGTCATTACAGCTTCTGGTGAATCCTTGGCCGGCATATCGCCAGCGGCAAACGCTGCCTGACGGCGAGCTGTTTCATTATCTTGACGCTGTTGTTCTTTAGCTTGCTGCTGCTCGAGTACTGATGGTTCATCTACGCCAATTAGTGGATCACGCTTCTTGTTATCACGGATGTACTTGGCAACATTACTGCGGCGTCCTGTCAGCTTATCGATAACGCGGCCAGTACCTTGGGCTGCAAGCTGCCCAGCTAAAGACAGGCCACCAGATGATATAGCTGCACCACCTGATAAAATAGGCCTTAAGACGCGCTCAGCGGCGATTGCGCCCCTGTCGTAGCCAATGTTACTGCCAAACGGTGAGAGCTGGTCAGTGATGGCTGAAACACCACCCTGATAGCCTTTGTTGTGCAGTTTGGTGAGCTCGTTGGTCTTCCGCATTAAATTGATGAGGTCAGCGCCCTCTTTTGTGTCAGCTAGACGCTGTCCGGTCACTGGATCTACCAAATTGCCTACAGCTTCAAGCTCGCGCTTACCTACTACACTCTTAGTCTTGTTGCGAGCCTCACGGTACGCCAATTTAGCGAGTGTCTTCTCAATACGCGCCAAAAGCGGGTCGGTATCTTTTATATTCAGGGCATCTTTAAGGATCTGCCGCTGCATCTTCATCTGCTCATCGTAGTCAGCGTGAAGATCATCAATAACTTGGCGAGCGCCTTTGTTAGATGTCTTATTGAGGTCGTTGAGGTCGTAGCCTTCTTCCTCAGCTCGTGCTTCGATGTCTGCTGCAAAGCTAGAAGCAGCCTCAGCGTCCTCTGGTAGGGCTGGTTTATTGCTTAATGCGCCTGCAGCACCTTGAACTGGAACTGCAGCGGCTTTCATAGCGACACCACCGGCACCACCGAGCGCCATTTCATCTACTAGCTTATTGATGACCTCTTCTTTAGTGTACTTACCACCCTGTAGAGCCACACCGGCCATCTCAGTAGCGCTCTGAGCGCCTTCTGTGGCTGCTTCTCCACCACCGGATTTCAATACGGCTGTCAAGAAACGCCGCGCCATGCCTTTATCTTGCTTGGCTAATACCTCAGCGATCTCTTGGGTGCTCATTGTGAGCAGCTTTTCTTTAGGGATTGCTTTACCAACGATGCTGCCCGCACCAATACGGTCTAATAGGCCAACAACGGCACCAATTGCGATGTTTTTCTGGGCTGTTGACTGGTCATTGATGTCTAAGCCTTTTTCTTTAGCCTCAGATGTGGCCGATCCGATACCTAAACCGATACCAGTAGCTAAAGCACCCCCACCGAGTACGGTTGCAGTGACAGGCGCGCCTAAAGTAGCCGCAATGAAGCCAGTAAGGGCAACTGCAGGGGTTGCAACCATGGTCGCTGAGTTCTCTGCGCCTCTGGTCATGATCCAGTCGAGCGTTTTGCCTTTTTCCCAAGCATCGAGAAAGCTCATATCGCCAAGCGATGACTGGTATCCACCCTCAGCAATATCTTTGTCTTGCTGGCTGACTACATCTTTACCCCAATCAGCTATGCCTTGGTTACCAATCGCATTACCAACGGTCTGCGCTGCGTAGCCGCCGAGCTTTTGTGCCTGATCGACAGAGTACTCGAATGCATTGTCTCTATTATCTGGCGGGGGTGGCGCTGTAGGTGCTTGTAGTGGCTGCTGCTGTTGAGCCTGCGGCTGCTGCTGCTTTTGATCTTCTTGTTCGGCAAGCTGCCGCAGAACATCATCGAGATCCTGTTGAGAAATATTATCAGGAACCTCATAGACGCTTCCACCTACTTGATACTGAGCCATTATGGGTTCAACCTTCTAACTTGAATGTTGTTACCAGATGAGGTCGTGATCGAAGAGCCACCACCAATCTGCTGACCCTGCTGCATTAGGCCACCTTGATATTCCTGACGCTGGCGGTCGATTAGCTGAGTGGCTTTCTGGTAGTGATGTTTGACGCGCTGCAAGTTGTAAATGAACTGCTCGCGGCTCTGAGACTGACGCAGTGAAGCAAGTGATGATTTGAGCAAGGTCAATTCCATCTCTGAAACGTTACCCAATGCGCCACCTGTTGGGCTCTCATCGCGCATCTTTTGTAGTCTGTCGAAACCGATGTTGGCTTCTACCTGTTCGATCATCGAGGCAACATCATGTGCCGGAGATCCAGCGACATATGACATCGCGTTGCCAAGGAAGCCGGTCACGTTGTTAAATGGGTTCCAGTCATCAGCGGCTGTTTTGACGGCCTGCTCGATTGCGGCGATAGAGCCGAGGACATTCTCTTGATAGGCACTGCCGCCTGCTGCTGACTTGTTCATCTTGTTCTTGAGCTTGCCAAGCAGTGTATTATCTGACTTGTAGCGATCCATTTCGTCAGCGCGCTGCTCGTTACGGAATGCGCCGTACTCTTTACCGATTGCGCTCATTGCATCACCGGCACTTGTCATAGCGCCACCCATGCCGGCTGCGCCCATGCGTACCAGCATTTCACCTGTAGTCGCCCCAGAAGGCCTACGAGGTAGTGAGAATGCCGTCATGCTGCGGGTATCGCCGGTCATAGAAAGAGCGCCGGCATTGGGGTTACCCCCTAATGGGGCAACATTATCACCATTGTAATAGTCATCCTCTGGGGATGATTTAGTTAAAGCGCCGAATGAAGGATCGAACTGCTCCATATTTGGATCTGGCACACCATCAATAGTTGCAGCTTGCGCGGGTGTTACAAGGATGCCACCGCCGTCTTTGTAGTCACCTATCTGTGTGGCAGTTGAAGATCTAGCATCGCTGCCAGCCGCAGCGGCTGCTGTTAGCTGTTCTTGCATTTGGATTGCAGCTAAACGCCGTTTCTCTTGTTCTTGTTGCTTACGGAGCTCATCTTGCGGAGAAATGCCAAGGTCTTGTTGCTGGGCTAACAAGGCGCGGATCTGGTCTGGTGTCATTTGTTTATCAACCTCTGTTTGGGGCTGTTGTTGAGCTTTTTGCTGATCATCAATGTATCGAGCAGCTCTCAGGACATACTTTTGTGTGGTTGCCGGCAGATCCTCAAACCTACCGCCGGCTTCTTTCCAACGTGCAGCTTTAGTCGCACCCATGTTGTAGGCTGCTAGCTTTTCGAATGGTGTCGTGAAGCCGTGATGTTTACTGAAGCGCGTGATGTAATCACTAGCTATGCCTCTTGCTTTGATTGGATCTTCGAGATCCTTGACATCAAAGTTCGTTGGCATGCCGTAGCCGAGCTTATTTAGGTTGTCAGATCTGATCTGGTATGCACCGATTTCAGTAGCGCCACCCAGTGCTCTATTAGCAGCATCTTGTGACAGGTGGCCTGTCTCAGAAAACCTAGCGGCGTCCAGTAGAAGCGGCTGCGGCACATCTGGATTAGATAGTACCCCTTGCCACCACAGCATTGGATTACACTAGGTTCATGGTGTTATAGGGTGTCCACCCCTGCTGTGTGAAACCACGGAATGGTGAAGCTACAGCCTGCTGCTGTTGCTGTACAAACGGATTAGCATTGAAATAGTCTTTAGCGAAGCCTGCACCCATCATACCACCGCTGAGCGCACCCATCATTGGGCTGGGTGTATTGGTGTTTGGCATTGAGCCTGATGTCGGTGCGCCGCCCATGATACCTGACATAAACTTTTGATATGCGTTCATTGCGTAGTCGCGTTGATCTTCAAAGCCCATCTTGTTTGCATCCATGTTACCTTGGCTATCTTTCTGGAACGCTGATCCAGCATTGGCGGCGTTATTGGCTCCCTGATAGCCCATCGATAACGCGCTACCATAAGCATTAGCCATGTTTGAGTTTGCGTTGGACATGTTGTTGATCATGTTATTGTTGTTGTTCATGTACCGGTCCATCAGGTTGTTCTGTAGGTTTGATGACACATCGGCTTTACGATCATTGTAGCCTTCTATGGCTACAGCATCCATGAGAGCTGCACGGCTGTTGTTGATGTTACCGGTACCTGACGCTGAGCGAAGGCCTGCAGGGAGAGTGTTTCTAGTGAGATTGCGGTAGTCATCGCGCATCGCCGCATCAACCATGGGATTGAGCCTGTTAGGGTCACTAGCGTAGGCTGCTGCGTCACCGAGTGCATTCTTAGATGCCATGTCGTAGATATTCTGATAGTTACCAGCAAAGCCGCCTGTCTGACCCATGATATTGTTGGCAGCATTCATGGCATTCATGCCCATTGTGTTTTGGGCGTTATATGCATCGATCTGCTGTTGGTTCATGCCGGCAAAGCGGTCGCCTGTGTACGCACCCATGCTGAGGGCGTTATTCAGGGCGTCATATCCGCCTGAGTAGCCTTTAGATAGGTACGGCTTAGCTAGATTGAAGCCTGCCATTGCGGCTGCATTTTGACGATCTACAGCGCCGGCTTGCTGCTTAGCTGCTTTGTTACCAAAAATGCCACCAACTACCGATGCGCCAAGTTGGGCGGTGAATGGATCCATACCCATAGTTCTTCTCCAGTGATGATTTAATGTATAAAGAGGTATTTGATCTCATCGTTGCCATACGGGACTGTATGGGCTTGCTCGAAGCCGAACATCCTCAAGAACTTGTGGTGTTTCGTGTCTTCGATGTGAGCGAGTACATATAGAGGCTGATCACTCAGTGATATCAGTTGCTCAAAGTCCCGCTGCAGCTCTCTTTTTATAGACTTGGACCACTTAGCGTAGACCTCACAGTGTATGAATATGGCGTCACCATAAGGCTGATACCACACATCATACATACCGGCTCGCTGTATGACCGGAACTCTTACACTTGGTTCCATGCCGAGCCATCATAGACTATGAGACCCTCATAGCCGGTTCCTAGTGGGTCCCAAGGTGAAGCACAGAACTTAACCATACCTCTAACTGGGTTTGATGGTGGGGCATCTAGTACCTCTACACCACTAACCGCTAAGGTTCTGATGCTACGCTCGATCCTTGATAGTTCATCCATTAAGTAGCGGATTAAGTCTGCCTCAATGACCGGCGCGGCGTTCCGCGTGTAGCCTATAAGGACGGCGTTGGTTTTATCGTTGACGGCCATGGCTTACACTCTACCTGTTGTATTCACCTCGAGGTCGAAACCTGAAAACTCAAAGTCTTTCAGATCTGCAGCGGATAGATACACTTTGTAGCTCATGTACCTACCGGAAGCCCTCGCATCGATCTTGTAGTCAGTTGAAATATCGAACACCGATGTCTGCGAATAGGTTGGCGTATTGTTTGGGATGTCTGACGCACCAAACTCGAAAGTGATTGTGGTATTGGCTGTGTTCAATGTGGCGATCTGTGGCAGTACTTTTGTGACCACTTTGTAGCCCCGTAGCGGCTGCCTAATCTCATCGAGATCAATACCTACCCGCTCAATCAGTGGCGGCTTCACAGTGTCAGGCTCTATGTTTAATGCAACGGTTCCGCTGTCCGATAGATCTAACGCATAGACGCGCTGGTGTGCGATACCGTTGGTTGTATCGTTGTCGCCTACCATCAAGGTGTGACGGTTGTAGCTATCTTCTTGTCCGTAGTATGAACCACCGATACTTTGGTAAGTTGATGCTGCGGTACCATAGGTCAACACATTGTTGACATTGGCTTGGGTACCGGCTGAGACATTTGGTAGATCATAGAAAGACCATGTGTCGTTGGTGTAGTTGTAGACTGCAGCACGGTTGCAGCGGTCAGTGCCGGAGAAGCCAGCATATTGATCACCAGACACATAGCAAAAGTAGACCTCATTCAGCACTTTGTTATGCTGTACGAAACATCTATCTGACTTGGCTTTATTGAGTGTCGAAAAGATAAACTTACGAACACGCTCATCGGCTAGTGATTTCTTGGTGGTACCGTCGTGCATGTAGATGTCGTTGTTACCGAAGACAAAGTGTTTGCCCTCAGCCTCAGCGATGCAGTTCTGGTTGATGACACCCTCGTCACCAAATAGTTTACGGAAGTTGAACAGCAGCGCGCCACCGGTAAACTCAACGGTGAACACCTCGGTCAGACTGTATATGATAAAGTTGTTACCTAATTCTGCGCCATCAACAATGCGTGTCTGCATCTGCACTAGATCGTTAAAACCGGCGCTTTTCGTCAGGTCCGTTTCATCCCACGATGACGGATAGCTGTTGCCAGTCACAATGTCCGAGAAGCGCACACGGTTAGCGTAGTTGGTACTACCCTCGGTCATGTTTAGTGCAAACAGGAAATCACCATAGGGACGCAGCGCCTCACAACGCCAGTTAGCCACCCAGTTGGGTAGGTCGGCAAAGGTGGTACCACTGGGCAGCCGGTATACAGGCACCCTGTCTGGACGGTTGATGTACACCACATCCGCGAGCTGGCCGATTGTATATGGGCGGGGGTCTAGTGATCCTGTTATGGAACCACTCTGGTTGACCATGACACCGCTGATATACTCTTGGATGACCCATGAATCAGAGACTGTGACGACAGTGTCAAAGCCGCTGGTAGGTACGATACCAAAAGCAGCGCGGGGCTTATAGCCGAGCTGGTCTTTGACTGTACGGAACATCGGAGCTCTGGTCACTTTACCTTCATCAAAGCGCACATTGATACCGGTAGTGAAACCAGTGATCGGTAGGTTATATGCATTGATATCAGTAATGACGCCGCTGCTGCCGAGGTTACGGATAGGCAGCGTCTGGAGCGGCATGTCTTAGGTTTCCTCGCTAATTCTGAATGAGCTGAATGCAGGCACCTTGCGGCCGTTCATGAGGAGCCATGTGTGGACTACTTGCAGATCGGGGTTGCCCTCATAGTTCATAATCTTGCCGTGGTTCCCGAGATCAAACATAGCAACTGTGCCGTCACTGTCGAGCTCCTCGGTGACATACATGATGTCATCTATTACCATTAGTTTGTCCTCACGATGCCTTGCAGAGCCGCTTGACCAAAAGTGTAGCCTGTGCTGCTGCCGCTGTAATAACCACCGACCGTGACTGTGTTATTGCCATCGTATGAGCAGTAGATACGGAATTGCTTAGTGCCGTACTGTGGGGCTGTAGCAGATGTTGCTGAACCAAATGTGCAAGCGATAGTCACCGTGTCATAACCGCCGTAAGACCATCCTGAAGGCCAGCCGCTAGTAGCCCTAGCGCATACAACGAAGGTGTCTCCAGCAGCTAAAGCACCGAGGTAGGTGCTTACGCTGAATGAGGCTGATACTGGGTTAGACCATGCTGTCTTAACTGGACTTGTGCCGCCGCTGTAATAGGTGGTGTAGACGTTAGCTAGTCCGCCTGAGTAGTAAAACCCAAGGCGCCTGAGTGATGTTCCAGCGGGATAGTTAGGTAACGACATACCGGATATGCCAGTACCGTAGTTTGAATACGAGATGCCGCTGGTTACTAGCCCTGCTCCGTCACCGTACTCGCTGATTGCTATAGGGTGACTGCCACCAAACTCAGTCTGTAAGTCTGAGAACTTGATTGGCCCTGATCCTGTGATCGCCATGACTAGATACCTGAGAAGGCTGTGATGTCATCCTCAACATCCAATGCACCCGCTGAAGTAATACGCAGCTTCACATCGCCATTGTACGAGAAGGTCAGATTGTTGGACCCATCGATCTCAATGGACCAATTACCGAATGTCACGGCGTTGCCATTAGTATCGAGATCAGCAGCAAGCTGCGGCGCACTATCATTGATCAGGCTCGTATTGATACCACTGATCTGGGTCTGGATGTCTGATGTGACATTAGCCAGATAGTTGATCTCGGTCGATGTGACCCCAGATACACCGGTCAGGACATTAAGCTCGGCGGTATTTAGGGTGGCACCGGTCAATATGTTTAGCTCAGCGGTACTGGTGGTGATCCCATCGAGCACATTGATCTCGGTGTGATCCGCAGTGACTGCGTTGGCTATATTAGGAAAGCTGTTCAGGATGGTACCTTTGATCAACCGTAGGTGATCGTCAGCGCCTGACAGGCCGTCTGTAGACACTGGGTTAGTGCTTACGAGACCATTTATGTACGATGCGACCTCTAATGGCATCTTTAGGCTCCATTGTATCTATATGTGATATGTGTTTCTGTGGGTGGCCGCTGCTGCAGAAAGTGGGCAACAACAACAACAAGCAGCAACCTTTAGCTTCTTTTTGAAATTGATTGATCTTATTGACCCATGGGGGCCCGATCGGCAGCGGATGGTACCGCGCGTGACCGTCTCGATCGTAAGTCACTGATATCTAATGACATCTATGAGAGCTGACTAGTAATCAGCTATCACATGTCGTGACCATCGGTAGACATTGAGACATTAGGCTGCTCAGGTGACTGAACATTGTTAGGGTGACATCAGATGTCTTCAATACAAATCGGAACATAATCACCCAAGCTACCCATCGTGACATATAGCCACTCATAGCTACTCATAGCTACTCATAGATCTT